CAGATGTTCCGCCTAAAGATGTTGCGTTCATAATGACGGTGACATTTACAATAACAATATCGCCAATTTTTTCATAAAGGCAAGTTGCAGATTTTATTTTATCAATCAGAGTAGAGTACGGGGTAAGAGTAGCCGTACCAAGTTCGATATTTGACGAATCGTATTTAGTCGCCAAGGCGGTTTTATCTGCTTTCACAAGCAGAGCGTTGTAAACTGCTCCGCTTGTGAGGTAACACGGGCTGTTATTTTTTGGCTCGCTGTCAAACGGCATTGAATCAAGTTTTCGGGCAAGTTTTTTATCTGTTCCTTCTCGTGTATATGCGTCTGAAATGCCGTACCCTGCGAGAGTATTGGCTTTATCAGCTTTTTTTGCAAGATTTGTGTCGACTGTATCAAGCCTTGCCCCAAGTGAATTAGAACCACCTCTTGCCGTGGCTATTTCGGTTTCAAGTGCAATTGCCCCGTCTGTTGCCTGTTCAATCCCCTCGTCCATATGGTTGAGGTTGTCGGCAGTCAGCGGAGTTGCTGTTGAGGGAGTGTTTTCCCAGTTCATTCGTGTGTATTTGTTCAATTTTTTTATTCTCCTTTCGCAGTGATTTTGTCTGTGAGTGCCTGTATGCCTGTAAGCTCTCTTGACAGCACATATGATGTCACGGTTGCGGTTTGCGGAGTGCCGTCAGCGTTATAGGCATAGTTGCCGTCAGCGTCGGTAACATAGTATTTGATTTGCACCATATCGCCCGGCTCAACCCACAATCTGCCGTCAAGGGTTGCCTCGATAGGCTTATAAATTTTATGGTGCAGACGCTTGCCTGTATCGCCTGAAAACAAATTTTCAAACTTATGTATCCACGCACCGCCTGCGTTATCGTTTTCCTGCCATACAAGAATGTTGTCTGTCATATCATAGGTTTTACCGCTTAAAAACTTGTAGCTACGCACCTTTGCAGTTCGTGTCACTCCACCGATTGCAAAGTCAACAGTCCCGTATGTACCACTTGATTTTTCGTTAGCGCTGAATGCCTCGTAAAAGTCATATTTTTCTGCTTTTGTTGTATCGGTTTCAAGGTTGACAAAAACAATGTTACCGCCTTTTCGGTTATCGGGTTTAACAAAAGCAAACACACCGAGCATTTCCGCTGTATAATTAAGCAATTGACCGTAATTAATCTTTTCGGAATCATCAAGCCATACTTTGTTAAAAATTTTCATATTCTTAACAGTCAGATTCTCAACCTTGTTGATAACCTCGTTAAGTAAACGGTCGGATAAAAAATGGGCATCAGGTTGACCGCATAGGTTAATAAATTTTTCAGAAACCATTGCCAACAGTGCATAAACCGAAATGCCGTCAGAATTGTTATTCCAGAGCCTTTGCAGAGAGTTTGTACAGTCGGTTTCATAAAGTTGTGAAATCACATCATAGGCGGTTATGCTGATTTTGTTCTGATCTGTTTTATTGACCTCGGCTTTGTCAATCATACCGTTAAAAATGCACCACGACTTTGTTGTCACGGCTTCACCCGGATAGAGAGTGTCGCTTGGATATAATGAACTGCTCGGCAGTATCGGAGAGCCTGACGGAAAAGTTTGTGTCAGCTTAACTAAAATCCAACAACCGACAAGTTTTGAAACATCAAAAGTTCTGTCAACGGTGTTCAGCAATCCGATTTTAAATTTGGAAGCAATGCAACCTCCGAACTTTAACTTGTTTTCGTCACAAATCGACTGTTTAAGGCTCATACTTTCGCTTTCAATGTTGGTTTCGGTGATGGCATCAAACTTGCTGTCAGATGAAAAGATTTCGAGCTTGTTTGAAATCAGCTCGTTAATAATTTTCTGCTTATGCGTACTTGAAACGGATAGCAATCTGTCACCCCCTTAATACTCAATAAAAGTGAAAGTCACGGCATTGTATATGATGTTGTTTTTGGTGATTTTCTTGACCTGATAGGTGATGTCTGGCATATAGGCGGTCATTGTGCGATATGCAAGAAGTTCATCGTCCCAATACTCGACACGGATTTTACGCTGTTGAGAGTTGTCCCACGAACTATTCAAAGCACTTCTAATCGACTGCATTTGTGCAAGGGTGAGTTCGTCAACGGTTGTAAACTCAATTTTCGACTTGTAATTTGGCGAAGTTGTTCGGTGCAGAAGATTGTTGCTGTCACGGTATGCCTTGATTTCGGTTCTTTGGAGTGGAGTGCCGTTGTAGTTATCCTTTGCAATAAGCTCGTGCGGAAACAGCTTACCGCTCTTAGGGAACCTTATTAAGTAACCTTTAAAATTTGCCATGTCATCATCTCCTAACCTAACGCACCGACACCGTGACGCTTTTTGACAGCGTTGTTGCGTTTTACAATGTTGTTAAAAATCACTTCGCCGTCAAGATTTACAGTAAGGTTAATGTCACCGCTGTCACCTGTTGAGCCTATCTCTGCCATAGCCTCAATAAGTGCCTGCTTGATAGTTGAAATCGGCGAAACGACCTCAGCCTCACGCTTGTTATCACCGAGTACGGCAAGAAATTCACCGTAATTTGCCGGAACAACCGTTCCTGTGGCAAGTCGGGGAACTGTAATGTTAGGCAGTCCGACATTGCCGTTTACACTTCCTAACGCTTCATAAGCAATCTTTGCTGCTGTACTCATTCCGCCTGAAATAGCACTGCCGAGGCTGTTGAACGGATCTATAAAATTGTTTAAGAAGTTTTGAACAACACCTAAAAATCCGTTCATAGGCTTTTTTACAGCACTCTTGATACCCTCAAAAGCATTTGAGAAAACGCTTGAAATCGGATTGATATGTGTTGAAATAAAGCTAAGCAGTCTTGCAAGCGGATTTTTCAAGGCATATATTCTGTCACGAATGCCGTTTGCAAGGCCTTGAACCGTGTAACCGCCTCTTTCATACATTTCTGTTGACGGGGAATGAATTCCCATCGTGGTATCATATTCTGAAAGCACAGTAGAAGCAAGACCGTGACTGTTTTTGACAAGCGCACCTTCGTATGCTTCTGTACCCTCAACAAGACCAAGGACCGTGTTTTTACCCGTATCTTTTGCGGCTTTTTGCAAATTGTTCAAGGATTTCCATTGAGATTTTTGAATTTGCTCTGTGTTAATCATTCCTGCGTTGTAAGCCATAAGAACAGCGGCGGCATCCGAATATTCGCCCTTAACTACCTTTTGTACATCCAAAAGATCATCACTGGTCATCGTGAGCTTATTTAAGGCGGCAATTGTCTTATTTACAGAAGATGTAGCACCTTCCAGTGACTTTGTTTTGCTCTGAATATTCTCGAAGTATTCAATGCCCTCTTTCCATAAAGCGTCGTTTTTAGCACCGCCACCAAAATAGTAATTTTCAAGAGCCTGCATACTTTTGCCGTTTTTCTCAAGCCATTTTTTTAGTTTTTTCTGTTCGTTTTCAAGGTCTTTCTTCTTGCTGTTATAATCCGACTTTGCACTGTTGTATTCTTTTGATGCAAGAATTCTTTCTTTGCTGTTTTCAGAAGATAATTCAGCTAATGCGGCACTATTTGCAAGCTGTTGGTATTTATCAATTGTATTGTCAATTGCATTACGAACTTCGCTTAAATCGCCGTTCAAGTGCAACTTGCCGTCACTACTGATTGACACATAGTTATTCCAAATGTTGCTAAAGCCGTCAACATTGTTTTTAAAATATGTAACAATGGTTTCAAGCTGTGCCTGCTCTTCTGGACTAAGCGTAGCTTTCTGTAACAGTTCATCAAGTTTCTGTTGGTAACTGTCAACAAGTGTATTGTCTGCATACAAGCTGTCCATTCGTTCAAGAGTGTCTGACAAATTATCCTCAATACCTTGCGTAGTTGTATCAAGCCTTGATTTTATACCGTCAATTTCATCAGCAAATTTTTTAGCTTCGGAATTACTCCAAACAAGCTGATTATATACAGTAACTGCAGTCACAAGTCCGGTGATGGCACCGGCAACGGCTAAGATTGGATTTGCAGAAACAGTTGTCAAAAATAACTTTATAGCATTTTTGACTTTGTCAATTCCGCTTGCAATCGCTTGTCCTGCCTTGAAAACAACAACAGCTGTACCAACTGCAGTAATGCCGCCTGCGATAGCGTACAAGGTTTTGTCACTAATAGATTTAACTATTTTGCTTAACAGTTTCAACGCTCCTGCAAGGGCTTCTACAAGTTTCGGAACTGCTTCTTCAATTGTCCATTTTGCAAGTGGGAGAAGAATATTCTTGTATGCCTGTTTCAGCTTATCTCCGCAGGCTTTGAGCAAATCTCTGAACGCCTGTCCGAGGTCGGCAACAGCTGATACAAGCGGTGACAAATCAAGACTTTCAAGCCATTCAAGGCGAATTTCTGACATATCGCTCAAAAAGCCTGTGATATCTTCAACAATGCCAAGGATTGCTTCCCAAATCTTTTTGCCAGATTCATTTTTGTCCCAAGCCTGTTTGACTTTAGTCCGCAGAGTTTTGGTGTAGTTGTTGCAGTTTTTGATGATATTCAGAATATTAGTCCAAATTCTCACACCGGTGCCGTTATTCCAAACTTTGCGAAAATCCTCTGCAATCGTATTTACAAGTTCAAGCAAGCTGTTCCATTTGTCGATAATGGATTGCACAACCTCGTCACCAAGTCTTGCCTTATTCCAAGCCTTTGTAAACGCTCCCGAAATATCACCGATGATATCAAAAACATTTTTCAAAAGCTGTTTGATGTTTCCGATAATCCTTTCGCCTGTGCCGTTTTTCCACACTCTCTTCCACGATTCGCCGATTGAAGCAAAAGCATTTTTCAGATTATTCAAGGCTCTTTTAATGCTGTCAAAAACCTTGTTTGTACGCTTTTCAATCGCTGTTGCGGCGGTATCAAGTGCGTTGACTGCGGCTTTAGATGATTTCTTTGTGGGGCTGTTTACTGCTGTGCTGTCATCTGAAGAGCTGTTGTCAAGGCTCATCACATTGAGCCTGTCAAATCCTTGAAGATTGTCTTTAATTTCCTTTGTCTTTTTCGATGTTGTGGCAAGTGCAGAGTTTGCACTCTTTGTTTCATCGGCGAGGTCTGTCATTTCAGAGCTTGCGGAATTTGCGGAATTATCGGTTGCAGATGAATAGCCGAAAACCTGTTCCGTAAAGCTTTTGAATTTTTCCGTTGCAACATCTAATTTTTCGATAAAGAAATTAAGATTTTTCAACAGCGGAGAAAACACATTGATAAGTCCCTGACCGAGTGTTGCTTTCAGGCTGTCAAGTCGGAGCTGTAAAATTCTTGTCTGATTCGCCCAACTGTCCTGCGTTCGGGCAAAGTCACCCGTCGCATTGGCAAGCTGGTCTTGCACAAACTTGTAACGCAATGTTACTTTTTCGGCTTCGGTCATTTTAGCTGTGGTTTTGCCGTAACCGTTTGCAAGAGCATAGCTGTCAAGCGCGGTCTGCGTCATTACAATACCCAAATCTTTTAAAGTTTCGGTTTCGCCCGAAAATACTGATTTAAGTTTTGTATAGGCTTCGTCCTGTCTGATGTTGTAGAATGAAGCAACATCGCCTGCAAGTCCAGTCAGCGTGGTTGACATATCATAGGCTTCTTTCTCTGTAAAGCCGAAAGCTTCAGCCATTGAGCCGAAAGTACCGACATACCGCTTTGCCATTGTTTCGGACAAACCAAAAGAGTTAGCTGCACTTTTTGCCCACTTGTCAACCTGTTTGGTCATTGCCGGAAAAGTAACATCAACAACATTTTGCACCTCCGCAAGGTCAGAACCAAGTTCAATGCACTCTTTGCCGAAATTTGTAATTGCATAAGTACTGAAAGCAACAGCGGCAGTCTTTGCAAAGGTCTTAAGCTGATTTTTTACCTTTTCGATTGATTTGGTAACAGTAGTATTAACCTGTGCCAAACCGCCGTTAAAACCCGATGTATCAAGTTTCGTGTCAAAATTCAGATAACCGTCAACCGCCATATTTTCACATCCTTTCATTTAAAAATGGGCATAAAAACAGCGCACACCGTTATGATGTACGCTAATAAAATTTTGCAAAAGAACAGCCACCCCGTTTGGAGTGGCTTTTTGTTTTAGTTTGATTTGCTTGAAACAGCGTTGTACATTTTCACCTCAGACAAAATCGACATATTTAGCGTCAACGATAATTACACTGCCATCAGAATAGTAAGTAGATTTTACTTCTCTTATTGTTCCATAAATTTCTACTTTTTGATTTCTTTCGTAATATTCAGCGTCATCGTGTACATCTATAAGATTTCCGCTTTTATCTTTCAGCACGAACCAAGTTCCGTCATCTTTACAAAGGGCAGAAACTGTACCTGTAAATTTACAGTACATACCTTCGTATCTGTCAGGAGCAAAAAGAACATCATCATAATCGTACTCGTCACAAAGCTCTTTGTAAGTTGCTTCTCGTTCGGCAGGTGACATTGTAGTTGTTTTCTGAAATGTTGTAGGAACTTCCGTTGTTTCTACTTCTGTTGTTTCTTCAAAATCATCATCTAATAACGAACTGCTTTCCGCTGTTGTACCGCAGCCAACAAGCGATACTGCAAAAACTGCGGTTAATGCTAACGCTATGAGTTTTTTCATACCGCACCTCAATTACGCTTTCCAATGGCAATTGGGACATTCCGCAACATTGCTATATGAGTTCATACAATGGCAGTTTGGGCATTCCCATTTATCGGGCGAATTGGTACTTCCGCTATTGTTTTCATCGCTTTCCTCTGTTTCCTGTTCACCGCAAAGAAATTCAAGCTTTTTGAGAATACAGGAAATACCAGCAAAAATCATACAGAGAACCGCAACGGAAATCAGACAAATTACAGTCATTCCCATATTAAAGCCTGTTGTGAATTCTTCTGTAACAGAATTGTATGTGGAAGTCGGGAACTGAAAACCTGCAACAATACTACCGATAATTCCGACGATACCGATAATCCAAGCCATAACTTCATAAAATTTACTTTTCATCATTCATCCTCCTAAATGTTAAAACAATATAATTTTTACTTAATCATACACTAACATTTAGAGAATGTCAACAATATGTGATAAGATACTACACTACACGAGCGAATTTATGAAGTCAAGTTCCTCTTTATCTTCTGCTGTGAGTTTGGGCTTTAGGTCGATAAGTTCTTTATGTTCGCTGTAAAAATCCCGTTCGGTTTTGTCGAGCTTCTTATGCTTTGCCTTTTTGGTGCGAATTGACATAACCTGTGTAAATAAGCCGTCACCCACTTCATTGAACAAGCCTAAAAAAGTCCACCAGTGCATATAATCGACTGTGCGTGTTTCCGCTCCTGCAACCTTATTGAGGGCTGGGAAGATTATATGTCCGTCCTGTTCCCAATCAAGCACACGAACGGGGAGCTGTTTGCCCTGCGGAATATCTCCGCCGTCAAGATACCAAGTTGCCCTGTCAAGTGCCTTTTGGTAATTTTCGGGAATCTCCTTGTAAAGGCACTCGACACACACTCGGCATTTTTCAAAATCGTTCAGATCATCGTCTGCATAGGCTTTGAAAATCAGCAGAGCAACACGGAAGTCGGAATTGATTTCGTAGTTTCTGCCGTCAACCTCAAGGCTTTTCGGCAGTAATTCAATCACTTTTTCACCTGTGAAGTGTATTTGCCGACTTTCTCATCGGAAATTTTCTGTGCCGATTCAAAATCAGCCTGCATAACAGGAATAAGCACTTCAAGGAAGTTTTCAAAAATCGGCTTACCGCCCACAAGCGAAAGACAGTTAATTTCGCCAAAGGCAACCGTGCAGACATCCGAACCGAAAATGTAGTTAATCTGCTCTCTGATATCCCTGTCGCACTCGGTGATAAGCTGAATTGCGTCCGTGTTTTCGGCTTTTTCAGCGTTTTCATACTTCTTCTGAATCTGCTCAATATTCTTGACTGCCTCGTTGAGCTTTGCAAGAATGCCCACATCCGCGGTATTGATACGGATTACTGCGTTTTCGTCATCGCCAATCTGATACTCCTTGTAACCTCTGTCAAAAACAAGTTTCTGCATAAATCAATCCCTCCCCAAAGATTAAACCGTTGCGGTAAAGGTCGGCACTTTCTTCTCAATTGTAGCCGTACCCTGCTGTCTGTCGCCGTTAAATGCGATGTTGAACGGAATGTTCACACCGCCCTGAGCACCGCCGTAGGACTGTGGCTTTACGATACAGGTTTCAGTCCAAGCGTCATACGGACCTGTCTTCTTATCAACAAGGACTTCAAGAATTGCAGTCTTGCAGTCGTCACCTGTAAGGCGGTTCATTGCAATATCCTTAATCTTTTCGTAGATTGCATCGCCTGTGTTTGCGTAATAAGTGTCTGCGTCAATTGACGGTTCATAGCCGTTATCGTTTACAACGGTTTCATCAAGAATATTCTTGACTGTTTCTGTGTCGGGGTTGAGTTCAACGGACATATCCTCGATGTCACGACCAATCAAAAACCACTTAGGGGTTTCGCCACCAAAACTTGCGTCAATAAAGTGCATTAGGTAGCTTCTTTTAAGTTTACCGATATCGGGTGTTGTTGCCATAATTAAAATTCCTCACTTTCGATTTTGTAATCTGCGGTAATTTGTAACTGATACATTACATTACCAATTAAATTGCTGTCGGGTATGTCATAAAGCATACCGTTTGAACAGGTTATTTTTGTGAGCGTACCTGCAAGCTCATTGTCGCCAACCGTTACGGTCAGCGTTTGCCCATTCGCCTGTTTTTCAAGCCACAGCTGTAACTCGTTAATAAGTCCGCTGTTGGCAAGTCGGTCATAGTCATTAACCGACTGATACACGGCATACAAGATGAATGTGTGCTGTCGCTCCTGATTGCCGAGAACATCGGATTTAATCAGTGTATCGCCTGTCGGAGATAAGCCGTAGCTGTCGGTGTCGGGGGTTGTGTGGTCAATGTGCAGGACATCGTTCAGCTTTGGAAAGCTCATCACAATGCTCTGCATAAGTTCAATTATGTTCATTCTGCCGTACCTCCTGCCACTTTAGCAGCACCCTGTAAAATCTCTTTTTTACGGTCAGCTTTCATTCGTTCAAACCACATCTTGCCGGCAAGAGGGTGCTTTGCCCGAGAATAAACAAGCATTTTGCCTGTGGGGTGTTTCTTCTGTCCTTTAGGGCTGAAATAGCCCACAATAACACCGTTTTCCTTAATCGGAATATTGGGACCGTAAACCTTGCCGTAGTAGAGATACCTCGCATACGGTGTGTTCTGATGAATTTCGCCCGAGCCTATAACCGTTGAGAGGGTTGCCGACTTTTCAAGCACGCCGTTTCTGAACGGTGTATAGGGTTTCATCAATCGTAAAACCGTGCTGTCAACATACTTTTGCACCTTTAACACATCGGCATTTTTGCGGACTGCAAACTTTTTATCCCAGAGGAAACCTGCCGTACCGTTTTTTGACTTGATGACAAAATCGGGCGGTTGAACAATCTTCATGCAATCACCTCGCCGAAATTTTGATGTGCTGTAAATCGGTTACGCCGTAGAGCTTTTCATCAATCGACATAACCGCATAGCACCTGTGTTTTTCCTTTAGCATTTTAAGGCTCTGTGACACGCTCTGAGGGTTTGAATTATCAAAGGTGAAATTACTCTCGCCCTTAATAATAATGTCCTGTGCGCTGTTCTGAGGGGTGCAGAGCTGACCTGCAAAAAGGTTTTCGCTCGGCTTTAAAAAGCCGGGCAAAAGCCCTGCGGATTCAATCGGAATATACACCGTCACGCTGTCAGCGTTCTGCATTCCGCTTTTAAGCACATTGCGAGCCTTGTTCTCCTGCCAATGACATTCGGGAATGAAATATCGGTCATAGCCTGAGCCGTTGAATCTGTAGATTGTGCAGGAGCTTTCAGGGGTAATAATCATCTGCGACCACCTCTGTACAGCAAATCGGTGTCGGCAAGATACTTGTAAATTGTGTGTCTGACAGCCTTTTTATGGGCGGTTTTACGCTCTTCTTCAGACACATAGCTTACGGATTCATCACCGACGCTTGCAGATGAAATTCCTGAATTTGCGGACTGCTTTTCATCGTTATACACAAGCTCTGCAAGCTCACAACAGCAGAGTTTTACGCTTTCAGGAATATTGTTCCCGTCAACATTTTCGTCCGTGTATGCCTTAATGAGCAGGGTTGCGGAGCGTGCATAATAATCAAAGGCGGAAACAATGACCGCCTTTCTGCCACAGAGATATTCAGAAATGTAATAGCCTTTATCGGCATAAGCGGTCATAGTAACACTCCTTTAAGCCTCTACGGCTGAATGGCAGTAGATACCTGCCTTTTTATTCTCGTAAACATCGGCAATACCGACCATACGATAACCAAACTTCCAACCGTCAGAACTCTGATTAACTGACGGCTCAATAACCTTTGTGTCAAGGTGCTTTGTGAACTGAATCGGAGCAGAGCCGTGAATAATCATAAAGTTGATATTCTTGCCCGAAGTCGCCTTTTTGTAACCGCCCTTTTCCTTGCTTGAGGATGTGCCGTCAAGCTGTTCAATTGCTGTATAGAATCTTGACTGAGGAACAAGTGTGGTATCTGCAAAACGGCTGAGAACCTCCCTTGATTTTGTTGTGTCAAGGTCCTGCACAAGACCGTAAAGCGGTGATGTGATGAAAAGGTGTCTGTTTTCGAAAGGAACTTCGTCCTCATCCATTTTTGTTGAGGCTGTGCGGAGAGCCTTTACAACCTCTTCGCCTGTTGTGAGAGTTGCACTCACGGAAGAAATACCGCTTGTACCGGCATACTTTGCAAAGCGGAAAGCGTCAAGCTCGGGAACAACCTTTGTGCGGATAAACTCGCCCGAAAGTCTGCCGAATGCAATGCCTGCCGTTTCTGCATTATCCATTGTGTCAACCGTGAACATTCTGCCACGGTCAAAGTTACATTTCACGGTTTCGTTCGTAAGCTCAACATCGCCGTCAACATAACCGCTGTTGCGTGAGTAGTCTGCAAGACCGTCCATTGTGAGCATCGGAATGATAAGCTCGTTTGAGTTAGCGCCCTGTGTTGCAAGGTCTGACGCACCGTCAATTTTGCTTGTGAGTGCAGACTGCTTATAGACCTCATCAAGCAACGCTGTGTACTGTTTAAAAAGTGCAATTGTGTTTGCCATAATAAAATCACCTCATAGATTTAATAAAATTATTTCTTTTCGGCAGAAAGTCCCATAGCCGCACGCATTGACGCAAGCGGATTTGAGCCCGTACCGCCGTTACCTGTTTCGGTTGCACCGACAGGATTCTGAAAAGGCTCATCAGAACCGAACATATAGCCGTTTTCGGACTTAACCTGTTCGAGAGCCTTTTTGATGTCATCTGCCTGATTTTTAGATGTTTTCAGATTTTCAAGGTCAAGCAGAGCCTTGACAGCCTTTGCATTTTTCGCACCGCTCTTTGAAACAGCGGTGTCAAGAACAGAGTTAAACTCCATATCGGCAATCCTTGTCTGATACTCGTTTTCCTTTGTTTCAAGTTCGCCGTTGAGCTTTTTGATTTCGCCCTTGAGCTCGTCCACATTGACACCCTCAAACTTTTTGAGTGCAGTCTGTGCAGTTTCAAGCTGTGACTTGTAGTTGTCCCTTGATGTGCGGAGCTTTTCAACCTCTGACACGGTTTTGTAATTATCCGCAAAGGCTTTTTCAAAGTCAGCCTTTTTATCTTCGGGAACTGTAAAGCCGATTTCGGAGAGAAGTGTGTGTATATTCTTCATAGTAAATCCTTTCTGCATAGCTTGTATTCCGCTTTGCCTGCGGTAGAAATTCAGCCGTTATAACCTACGGCAGGGTAAAATAAAAGCACCTTACATATTCGTAAAGTGCTTAATCTGCTGATTCTGTTTTCTTTGTTCTCGGCTTTTTAGGAGCGTTTGGTTTATTTTCTGTAGCGTTTGGTTTAACTTCAACTGCAAAGCCGCCGTCAATGAGCTGTTTGGCTCGTTCGTCAGAACATTCAAAGACTTCATTTACAGGACGGGTTACATATCCGTTCTGTCTGTCATTAAATGCTGTTGTCACCTTAATTTTCATTCTGTCACCACCTTTCTAAACCGGTCGAAATCGACGGGTTTAAATACAAAAAAAGCACTCTGATTTCTCAAAGTGCTGATTTGATGTATTAAGTTTTTCAGTCTGGAACAATAATCATATGTCGACCTGTTTTTTTGAAATAATCATTGTCAAGTTTTTTTACTTCATCTTTTATCTCTATAGGAGCGTCATCATTAATTATTCTTTTTCCTCTGACAAGGTGAGAATACTTCATATATTTAAAAAAAGAATCCGTCAAACTAATCAACTCCTCGAATTATTCTTGCCACTCGCTTTGAAGTTGCCCTTGCTTTTTTTGTCATACTTTCAGCTATACATTCGGAAATGAACTCGTCAAGTGTTGTAAATCCATATAAAGAAACATCTTCAGGATTTACTTCTTCCATTATGTCTATGATTTTCTCAAGTTTATCATCCCACAATGGGTCATTCAACTTATGTTCAAGCTGTATTGCGTGACCTATTTCGTGTCTAAAAGTATGCAAAGGATGTGCCGAAGACCATTCACCTGATTTTTTCATTTTTTGGGCTTTTTGTTCGTGTTCAGACAACGCATTTTTCTTGTTGGCAAATCTCAATAATAGCTCTCCAGAATTATCATAAAATGCACCATAGTCTGTTGAATTTTTAGAATTAAGTACGCCAACACTTGAAATCGTTGTTATCTCACCGAACTTTTCTTGCATTGCTTCAAACTCGGTATTAAAAGCATTTTGAACTTTTTCTGTAACACCCTTTTCAAATTTTATTATACCACTGTTTTCGGTTTTTGCAACATCTTTGCGTATAATTTCAGCGTTGTTTTTCGGTGTACTGCTATCCGAAATACGGTGAACAGCTTCACCCGAAATCTTATTAACACTCTCTGCCTTTTTCGGGAGTTTTGAGCCTAAGGCATTTTTGCCGTTTACGGTTACTCTTTCCCATTGTTCGGGAAGTCCCATAGCTTTTGAAAACTTTACATATTCGTCCTGCCTTTGAAAATATCTGACCTTTGCACCTGTGATTGTGTCGTCATCGGCACCGCCCTGTGTGAGCAGTTCAATCTTCTGTCGGTCGGCACGCATTGCGGTTTCAAGCTGTCTTTGCCTCTGCTGTGCCTCATATGCCGTGTACTGTCTGCCGTTGTATTCTTTCGGTGTGTTCTCTTCCTCGTTCATACGGTCAAGTTCTTCTTCGCTGTATGTCGGGGTATCAATGCCCTTGATGAACGGCGAATAACTGTGGTAGCAGTTCGCACCGCAAAGACCTGTGACCGTTCCCAATCCACAGACTGTTTCAAGCTCCTTTTTTCTGTACACTCTGCCCTGCCACACCTGATGTGTCGGTCTTGCACCACGGTGATAGCTGACCTCGAAATACTCCGTGCCGAGCTGTTCGGCGTTGTCCTCGTTGACCTTTGCGACAACCTGATTAAAGCCTGTCATCAATGCCCTGCGAACCGCCACATCAACACGATTGCTCCAACCGCTTGAATATTCAACGGAACGCAGTCCACTGTCAGTCATAGTCTTGACAACCCTTTTCAGCACGGTATTGTAATCAAAAGCACCGCTTGCAATCTGCATAAGTCCGTTGTCAAGTGTGTCTTGATAAAACTTTGCAAGAGAAGTAAACGAAACCGTGTTGTCAGAATTTCTGACGGCAAATCCGAGTGAGCCTGTAATGTTCCTGTACTCTGATTTTGTCTGATTTTTGACTGCCTTTACAAGTTGTTGCAACTGTTTATTTTCTGCATAAGGAATATAATACTCTTTGCCCTTGCTTGTATAAAGCTTCTCGTTTCTTGCATATCCCGATTTCACGACTTCGTCATAGATTCTGTCGATTTCATCGTCAGACACATCGAGCGTGCTTTGAATAAGGCTGTCTATTTCGTCCTTGCTCACGCCCAATTCATACAAGCGGTTTATCTGCCAATCGGCGGCAGAGGTTATCTCCTCACCGTTAGCTTTCAAACGCTCCGTAAGGTCGGACATAATATTTAACTGTAAACTGCGGTACAGCTGTTCCATAGCCGAGGGCAAAGCCTCAATTTCAGTCGGAGTGAACATTATTCGATAACCTCAGAGGACTGCGGAAGATTCTTTTTCGCTGTCTTTTCGTCCTCTCCATACCACTTCATACGGTACTCATCAGGTCGCATAATACCAAGGTTTAAGTCCTGAATATCCTGCTTGCGTTCGGTTTCTTCATCAGTCAGAATACTGTCCTTGAAATCGCATACAAACGAATAACCGCTTGTTGTCAGCGAATTGTAAAAGGCAAGAGCATACACCAAGTCATCAAGGCAATAGCGAAGTTGCTTCTGAATTGCCGTGACGGTGTTGTACTTCCTGTCCTTTGCCGACTTAATCTCCGTAGCAGTCTTTGCAACTGTTTCGGGGTTTGAAAGGTCACCGTATGCAAGACCGACCGCAAATTCAATCATACGCAGATATGTATTCAAGCCGTCCGTAATGTCGGACTGTCGGAACGCAGGTGAAAAATCCTTGAACAGTTCTTCGTCGCCCAAATCCACATCAACGGCACGGTACAAACGCCTGTTAAGTCTGTCGGCTTTGCCGTCCTTAAATACGGCAGAATCAACATGAATCGCACGCTCTCCGCTTTCAAATTCCCAGTCAAGCCGTCCGAACTGTATATCGGCTTTCTGAATGATTTCAAGTCCGCTGTCAAAAATCGACATACCGCAGGACGAGCCATCAATCGTGTTTTTAATCGGCACTCTGAAATAACCGAACGCAGGTCTTTTCATATCGGGGTATGTGACCGCAGGTGGTAAGTCTGCCCACTCGTCAATGACAGCGAGAGGAATTTCAGTACCGAGAACCTCGGATGATGACGAACGGTAAGCCGTGTTAGTAACAGTCAAGCCCTTGTCCTTGTCAAGGCTGTGATATTCAAGCCTTGTGTAGTAGTTGTCACCGATTTTCTTAAATTCGGGGAAGATGACCTTTACAAGCCTGTGCTTTGCGTCAAACTCAATCGGCACAAAAGCATTTGCCGAGATATATTGCACCCTGTCACCGCCCAAAGGCTTGATGACCATTGCACCTGTTGCAAGACCTGACTGTAACTCCGAATTAAGCTCCTCGGTTGCAGTTTCAAACAATTTTGACAGCGTTTCATTTGAAATGTTCACCGTCATTTCGTTAAGCGTAATGTTAGCAAACTCCCTTGTTATTGACTGCTCAAGCCTCAAACTGATGACATTTTCATCAAGCCACGGAGCTTTGCCGACATAGCAGTTTTGCCATATACCGATAGCCTTTTGCATTTCTGCTGTAATCGCAAGCCGTAAATTAAGCGCCTGCTGAATATTTTCAAGCGGAAACATTCGCCTCCACACTCCCTTCAAAAAATCTATAAGTCCCATTATTCACCTCTGCGTTTCCATACTCTGTTCATTGCATATCTGACAGCGTCAATATGGTGGTTGTCCTTATCGGGATAACTGCTGATAACATTGCCGTCCTTGTCACGCTCGTATTCATAGTCGAGAAACTCCTGTGCAGTATGCGGACAGCGTGTGTTATCAATCACGATCTCCCGTAAAGACTGCAACCACTTCATTGAGTAAACAACCGAACCGGGTCCTTTTTCTGCCGAACGAGCCATTAAACCGTCAGCCCTGTAATCGCCGACTGACTTCTGTTCTGCACTGTCGCAAGTTATTAAATCATTGCTTGTAACTCCGTGCTTAGTTCTGAGCAATTCGGCTGTTTCCCTGTTGCTTGTCTTGTTGCAATGTTCCTCGTCAAAAATAATGAGCTTGTGTTGACTTGGAATGTAAGTCATACAATCATAGGCAAACGGATCAGGATACCAGCCCCAGTCAACTCCTCTGTAAAATCTGTCAAAGGTCTGAATTTCGTCATCTGTGACCTCACGAATAACAACATTATCAAATACATTGCCGCCTGTGCCGTTAGCAATGCCCATATACTCGTTTTCATAGGCGGTAGGGTTTGTTTCTTTCAGAAACTCTGCGTCATCTATAAACGGCTTTCCGAGCCATTTTGACGGTACTGTAAGGTATGTACTCTCAATAACGAGCCTGTCTTGACGGGGAATTTTAACATACTTGTTCGCCCAGTTCTGTGCAGATTTCGGAGGGTTGAACGATTTAAATTTAAAAGCCGTGTCACCGCCACGAATCACCGACTGTTCAATCTTTCTGACAGCTTCCTCACCCGTGAACTGGTCAAGTTCTTCAAACCACACAACGCCGATATAGCCGAACGGTACTTTAATTGATTTAATCTTGCCCGGATCATCTGCTCCACGGAAGTATATTTTCTGCCCTGTGCTTACCCTCGTGATTTCGAGAGGTGACACGGTGCAGTTAAACTCGCTTTCAAGACCGAGAGCAGAGATTGACCACAAAATCTGCTGATACACCGAACTGCGCAGAGTGTCGGCTACCTGACGAAAAATACAGGCGTGCATATCCTCGTTCTTCATAAGCAAATCAATAACATTCAGACTGACGAAAGACGATTTTGTTGAACCTCTTCCGCCGGGAAAAACATATTCCGAATGTTCTTCACCCTCAATATCAAAAAGCACCGACGAAAACGACGGTGCAACCATATTAGCCGGTATTCCTTTGTACTCCGAACCGTCACTCTTTGGCGGTTCAGCCTTTTTGCGTTCAATGTCGAGATAGGCATTGTCGAGCTTAATTTTATGATTTTCAAAAACATTGTCACGGATAATATTTCTTAATTCCTTAATAGAATTAACATCACCTGTTTTAGCCTTTTTGAGAAGTGCCGCATTTACAACGAGCAAATTATTAACCAAATCTTCATCAATCTCATCAACATTAATTCCCATGTCAATAAGCATTTCCCAGTCGGCAGGAGTGTTGGCAGGCAACGAAAGTAACATATCCATAACCTGTTTCATACTCTTTTTACGGCGGCGTGACTTGCCCGAAGCCTTACCGCCCTTTGCTCCGTTTTTCGCGGCTTCATCACGGCTTTGGTCAGATGTAAACGGTATTAAATTTTTCTCATTGGGCAATCACCTCACCTCTTTTATCTGATTTTCCCTCACAACACAAAACCGCCCTCAAGCGAGAGCGGTCTGTGCAATTTTTATCTTAGGAGAGTTCTACATATGTCCTGTTTGTCAAACTTTCATAATACCATTATACGCAGGGTAAGGGTGACATTCAATGACATTTCAAAATAATTTTACGAGAAATCGAACTTTTTTCTGAACGCCTGTAACGCTTCGCCGTGCAATCTCAGGGTATGCCTTACGCTCATTTCCATACTCTCGGCAATATCCTCCCACCTCTGACAATTTATGTAATACTCGGTCAAAATTGCAATGTAACGGTAATCGTCAAGTGCGTTGATTTTACTGCGGATTTCAGTTTTCAACCGCACAAGATTGTCAATTTCCCTATTGATTTCAGACTGAAGGTCTGCAATCCTGTCAACAATCCGCATAGGGTCATTCACTCCCGATGTCTTAACAGGCTCATTCTGCTTAACCGATACCTGTGCAATATTCAGCCTAAGTTTCGACAGCTCGTGTTCTTTCGTTCTGATCAGCTTATCCGAAACCCTGACCGAATATAAATAATCTTTAACCGTCAATCCGTATCTACCTCACTTTCAATTCTTCAATCACTCGCTGCAACATTCACGGGCTTGTCTTGCGGCGGTTTCGTTAATTTCATAGTATTTCATTTGCTATCATTCTCCTTTTCAAACTATCAATACTTGCTCTTTAACTAACATTTTATTTATCGCTCTCTGATAAAAAGACTTATCAATTTCAAAACCGTAAGAATTTCGATTCAAATCTCTTGCTGCTCTCAATGTTGTTCCACTACCTGCACAAGGGTCAATTACCACATCGCCCTCATCTGTAAAAATCTCAATCAACTGTGATAACAAATTAACTGGTTTTTGAGCGGGATGAATTTTAGGAATAATTTTCTTATTGTCGTTTTCCCATTTGAACCAATTGAAAACCATATGTCCTGAGCCACGGATTGTCTTTCCGTTCTCATCAGTTTTCGCCCCATTTCTGAATTTTGGAAGTTTATCTCTATATAGAACCAAAGCATATTCTGTCGCCCCTACCACTCTCATATTGGCTTTAAGAACCTGTGGAGAATAGTTTTTACAGAACACTAATGGAATATAATGTTTAAACTCATATTTTTCGGCATATTTCAATACAGTAGAAATCTGTTCAAACGAGCAAAAGACTATCATACACGGGGCATTTGAACTTCTTCCTCTTACGGATTTTTCAGTGGGTTCTTTCTTTAGCAATCTGTTGCAAAAATGGAAATATTCAGCAATATTAAAATTATAATCACTTCTGAAAGCCATTGATTTTGCTAATTTACTTTCTCCATTACTGTTGTCCCCTCCCTTATACCACATAGGATTACTACCATAAAAATTACTGCCTATGTTATACGGAATATCACATACCACAAGCTGAGCCTTTGGAATGTTATATCTCTTGAAATTCTGAAAATTATCATTATATAATTCACATTTAATAGTATTATTCATATGAATGCCCTCTTTCATTTACAATTACTGTATCATTTGCTGTCAAGATTTTAATATTTTTCATTTTGTTTTACTCACTTTCTTCACGCTGATTCCATTTTTCAGCGTAATATCCAATATATCCTGTTTCTTCATTGGCATCTCCTGCAGGGATAGTAAACGGCATACAGATTTCATCAAGTACGCAACCTTGTTCCGTATCTGTGTGTAAGTAATATTGGTGGACAACCGTTTGCCCATTATTTATTTACAAAAGAATATCTATGAAATTCCATTTCCCCACCGCAAAACGGGCAAGGTTTAAGTTCTAATTTAGACATTTTCTTCATCTCCTAAAAGTTCAGGATTATCGTAGATATTGCCGATTACTTCAATTTGTTTCAAATCTTGATAATATCCAAACGATAAGGTTTCAAGTGTTGAATACACAAGACCAAAATACGCTGTTCCGTTTCTTTGTTCAAACACTACATTATGAACAGTATCACCATATTTTACAATATCCCCCTCAAAAATCTTCGTGCCGTTCTTGTCGGTCAAGCCTGTGTACTGTCCGACTGTGTCAGCGTCAATATGCCACACATTTGAGCTTTCGTTCTTGTATGGCTCTTTGATTACCAAGCTTTTTGGTTCAATGCTTAAAAAGCCGTACTTCCATTCGTTTCCGAATTTTCCTCTGAATAATATTTCTCTCATCACTCTTCACCGTTCTCAATCGGCTGATTCCAGCATTTAGGGCAATCATAGCCATTTTTGCAATCAACTATGCTGGACTTCAACCCTAACTGATGTGGGCATATACCTTCGGGCGTGCCATCATCATTGAGCAGAACGTTTGGATACTTATCCAAAAGCTCTGTAAGATAAGTCCTTTGCGGATGTTCATCGCTCCACCTCTGGACAGCCTTAACCGCCTTTTCAGGATAATACATTTCAAAGGTTGGACACGATAAACCTTCACCGTTGTTGTTACTACACAAAGGACAGTTGCTACACTTAATTTTACACAGTCCGTTCTTTGTTCTTTTCGTCATTCTTAGTTTTTCACTAAGATAATTCGCTGTTTTTGAGCAATCAATCATTTTTGCACTTCCTTTCCCAATCTTTCTCCATAGTCTTGTACTTCTGCCTTGTATTTTCCCACTTTCTGTTTTTCCAAAGCCATTTAATACAAAACAATTCGTGTCTGATTTTATTTATCATTCTATATCACTCCTTATAAATACAATCTTTTAAATCACCAACGGGACAATAAAATGTTCGTCCATCAGCGGTCGCAATAAAGGCAGTTAAACCATAATAACCCCTTTTTACGGCTGTTAAAATACCGTTAATATCGTGAATTGTTTCTACAAAATCTCCTATTGTAACTTCTCTCATTCTATATCACTCCTTATCTCAACATACTTCGGCAATGAAAGTATGTGTGCTTTTTGTAAATTTTTGCTCCACAAGGTTTGCCGATAACTTTGTGAGGTCTTGGTAAAACTTCGTCATCTTCACAATAATATTCATCGATGGCATAAAAATCATAATATTTACCAAGGGCTGTTTCATTCATTTTCCGTGACCCTTTCTTGCTCCTTCAAAATTAACAACTTTTCCGTTGTCGGTGTAATCTCGTTTGTCAAATTCAAGTTTCAGCTTGTCGATAACAACCCTGTCAATATGCTCCCAAAAGACTTCGTCAGTGTCGGAGTGTTCGACTATCTCGGTCATCGACTTCAAAGCCTTTGCACATCTGTCACGGCCAAAGCCGAAATCTTTATGCAAGGCATACAGCATTGTTTTAAATACTCTGCGTGTGATGTCTTTGTTTTCTTTTTCTCGAACCTGTTCATATGTGCTTTTTGCAATCCGTTCAGCTTCCTGTTTAAGCTGTTTCGGAATCTTAGGTGGTATTCTTGCTTTCATCGTTTGCTCTCCTTTCGTCAATCTTATCAAGTGCAGTTACAATCAACGAGCTTTTGGCTTTAGTGTCCATAAGCTCTGCCTGATAGTAAAACCGACCCGTTGTATTCCGTCTAATGATACAGCCTTTCAAAATGTATTCTGCTCCATTGTACAACACGGTTCTTTCAAGGTTGCGTTTAACTTCCGAGATATTCACAGTTCTTCCACCTTGATGTAAATACCCGAAACCTCTGCCCAAAACTTTTCACATATCTCACTTGCAACAAGTGCGTCATCAGACCAAAAGCCGAGAGCGGTCATACAGTCTTTTAGCATTTTTTGCAGATTGTCCGTGTCGGGCTTTGTTGTACGATATTCGCCGTCCTGATGTTTACCACGAGGAAAGCACCACTTTGTTATCAACCTGACACCCGACTTGTACGGTTCTGACGGTTTAAACTTTGCTAAATGTGATGTGAGCTTTTCTCTTGCCTGTTTAACCTCGGGCGGATTATAAAAAACAGGTTTGCCGTTTTTTTCCATAACTTTATGTTCATGTGCCGTTACGGTTGGAGGTATCATCGGCATAAAAAATTCAGTCTTCATTTTCTTCAAAATAATCAACTCCATACCACAACTTTAATTTCGGGTCGTAAACTATGTATCCGTTAGCTACTAACTTATCCAACACATAATCAATCAACGCCGGTCGTTTAGAAATCCAGTCCATTACCTGATCGTTTTTGTAACTGTAACTTTTATTTGGAAGTTTTCGCCTCAAAGGTGGCATTCCTTTAGCGATTTTCAATCTTTTATCTTTTGAAGTCGATTTGCATTTTGCCATTTTTTACCATTCCTTTCTCGATTTTAAAATTTGCTTTTAGTCACAGGTAGGGGAAGGAGTTGTTGTGCGTAAGCTTCGCACAACTACTTCACCCCTGTGACCTTAGGGAACGGAAATACTCCTATATATATAGAATATATATATAGGTTTTTTCTTTCCCTCGGAAAATCTCGAGAAAAAAGTCATTTTCCGTCATTTTTAGAAAAGGAAAATCTCGGGAAATTTTCCCTATTTTCCCTCACGGAAAGGGAAATTCTCAATAAAATTTTCCTTCCAAATTTGACGGAAAGGGAAAATTTATTCGACTTTTTCCTTTTCCCTCAATCCTGTTTTACCGCCGTCAATCCAAAATCCGCCGTGTTCTTTTAGTCGATTTCGGACTGTTTTTTCGGTAACTCCAAGATATGTAGCAATGTCATTTATATCTGCCTGACCGTTATTTTCTTCTGCAGTAAACGCTGTCATAATAGATTCTGAGCGTTCCTTTTTGCGTTCCGATTCACTTTTTTTCTTGCTGAAATTCTTTTTGTAGGGTGAGCCTTTGATGTTAAAATCGCCCTCAAAATTACAGTCTTTCAACACGCCTGTTGTATCTGATTTGTGTATCGGATAATCAAACCAAAGGTTAAGTGCATCAAATGCCGGAAACTCTCGCAGAGTACCCTCTATTCTCCACGCTGACATCCCTTTTACGGTTTTTTCGGCACGGGCAACATCTGACATCATCAGCTTAAAAGACTGTTCAGGAAGCGTTTTGCGTGCGATGTCAATCATATTATTTGCCATTACCAAATCATCCTGCGAACACACTTCACTGATTTTGTTGAAGCGACCTATCCAGTCTTTGCAGATTTTGCAGGTCCTTTCGTCCTTTTGCTGTTTTATCAAATCTTCGCTGATTTCAAGCCTTGTAAGGTCAAGGAGTGCATCGGGGTCACGAGCGAAAACACCCGAACCCGACACTCTGTCCATTGACTTCTTGCCACCCTGAGCACCTTTTGAATGGTGGTGACAGTAGATTACCGCACAACCGATTTCGGTACACACCTTGTCAAACTGGTTGCAAAAGTGTGCCATTTGGTCAGCACTGTTCTCATCACCTGTGATAACCTTGTATATCGGGTCAATCACAACAGCTATAAAATTGCCTTTCAACGCTCTGCGAATGAGCATGGGGGCTAACTTGTCCATAGGCACGGATTTACCTCTTAAATTCCATATATCAATCTTGTTTATGTTCTTAGGTTCAAGTCCCAATGCCTCATAAACATCTTTAAAACGGTGAAAGCAGGACGCACGGTCAAGTTCGAGGTTCACATACAAGACATTGCCCTGTGCACACTTAAAGCCGAACCACTCTGTACCCTCGGCAATTGCAATGCACAATTCAATCAGTCCAAACGATTTGCCGGCTTTAGAGGGACCACCGAGGAGCATTTTATGCCCCTGTCTCAATACTCCCTCAATCAGAGGCGGAGCAAGTTCGGGCGGATTTTCAAAAAAATCTGCAAGGTTGTCAAGGCCGGGCAGGTCATCGTTGATACTCTCCACCCAGTCTTTCCACTCAGCAAAATCGGATTTACCGATATTGGTGTCAATGATAAACTGCTTTTTGCCGTTGCGGATAACACCGGGCATACGGCTCAGCCTTGACGGATTGCGGTTTTGCTTGTCAATTTCAAAGCCGTTTTTTCGGCATACATTGTAGAGATAATCAACCCTTTTGCGATATTCGTCATAATTCACGGCGTCAATCTTCACGATTGCGTGAACGGATTTTCCGCCAGAATAAACAAGAACGGCAACAGGCAGTTCAAGTTCTCTGATGATTGCATTTTGTTCTTCAAGAGCCATACAGTCAGATTCCACGAGAGCATAACGATAATCGGTTACATTCTCATTTTTTACACCCTTGCCGTCCAATGGGTTGAACCTTATCCACGCTCCTGCCTCGGGCTTGTAATCGCCGAATACATTTGAAATATCACCGTCACAATTGTTGAGGGCGGCAATAAGCTCGCCTGCCGTACGGTCACAACTGCCCTTTGTAGGCAGATATTTAACCTTGCCGTTATCGTTCTTCTCCCAAGTTTCGGTTACATAGCCGACATTTTCGGAGCTGTCAAAGAGGGTTTCAAGGTAGGTTACAATTTCATTCGCAGGATTCCAGTTTGCAGGCTCGTGAAACTTTACACCCTCACAAGCTGTTACTCCGATATCGCCCTGTTCAAAAGCAATTTCATCATTCCAGCCGAGTTCTTTCGATTCACGGAAAGTCATACCTCTGTCTTTTGCCATTTGAACTATCGTGCCTGCTGTGACAGGTGAGGCAGAGCCGTTAAAGCTCTGCCATTTCTTTTCACACTCACCGTTGTGATATCGGCTGTCTGCTCTGCTCCAATCGTCCCAGTCCTTTACGCTGTATCCCTCTTGTTTGAGTGCCATTCCGACATTTACCCAGTCTTGGTAGTCAAGCTCTGACGGACTGATGTATTCAAGTGCATTAAGTAAGTCCAACCGTATTCACCTCGCTTTGCGGTACATATGTTTTCGGGTTAATGTTTTTCGGAGTTCTCCAACCGTTTGCGGCAATTCTCGAAATCAGAGCCGAGGCTTCGTCAAACTGCCATTTGCCCACGTGCTGAAAGCCTCTGCTTTCAAGCATACGGATTTGTTTAGGTGTGGTTAAGCCCTCAATTCTTCGCTTTTCGAGCCTGTCAAGAATAAGCTTTGCTTTGCCGGCACTCTGGATTTCATCGGGGAATATTCCGAGCTTTTCAAGTTTTGCTTTCTGTTTGTCTGTAGGCGGTGAACATTCCCAGCCGAATGCCGGAACATAGCCTGCAAGATCCTGCGCCTGAATTGACATTTCGTACTGCAACGGATCTACAAGTTTGCGTTTGCGTGTTCGCATTTCTGCAAGCTGATTTGCAAGCGCCTCTTCACGCTGAGCAACAACATCTTCGCTTGCCTTTTCCTCTGCTTCTTCAATATCAATCGGACATCCTGCCTGTTCTGATAAGTTTTCGGTCATCTTTCGTGCGACCTCTTCGTTGTCGCAAATAAGATGTGCAGGTCTGCAAAGTTCGTGCCTTTCGGTGTGCCACAAAAAGTCGAGTAGCAAAAGCTCCGTCTTGTTTGGAGCAAGTCTTGTACCTCTGCCGACCATTTGGCAGTAAAGCCCCCGAACCTTTGTAGGTCTTAAAACGACAACGCAGTCAACGCTTGGGCAGTCCCAACCCTCGGTTAAAAGCATTGAGTTACACAAGACATTGTATTTATCGTTTTCAAAATCCTGCAATACTTCCGCTCTGTCTTCGCTGTTGCCGTTGACCTCTGCCGCTTTAAAGCCTTTTTCGTTCAAAATGTCTTTAAATTTCTGCGATGTTTTTACAAGTGGTAAAAACACAACAGTTTTACGGTCCTTACAGTATTTTTTCATTTCCTCGGCAATCTGATAAAGATACGGATCAAGTGCCGTGTCAATATCACTTGCTTTAAAATCTCCTGCCTGTGTGGCAACTCCCGAAAGGTCAAGTGTAAGCGGTATTGTCACAGCTTTAATTGGTGTCAAGTACCCCTCTTTGATAGCCTTAGGGAGTGTGTATTCATACGCAAGCGAATCAAATACTGTTCCTAAATTTTTCATATCTCCTCGGTCGGGTGTTGCGGTAACACCCAACACTTTTGCATTGTCAAAATGCTCAAGCACACGCCGATAGCTGTCGCTGATTGAGTGATGTGCTTCATCAATAATGATTGTATCAAAGTAATCGCTGTCAAAGTTTGACAGTCTTTTTTCACGCATTAAGGTCTGAACAGAGCCTACAACTATTCTGTGCCAAGAGCCTATACAGCTCTGTTCTGCTTTTTCGACTGCCGAATTAAGTCCTGTTGCCTTTAGAATTTTATCAGCTGCCTGATCGAGCAATTCTCCACGGTGGGCAAGTATCAGCACCCTGTCACCTCGACGGACACATTCTTCGGTGATTTTTGCAAAAACTATAGTCTTGCCACAGCCTGTAGGCAAGACAAGTAATGTTTTTAAATTGCCGCTTTCCCACTCGGAGAAAACGGCATTCTTTGCTTCATTCTGATACGGTCGAAGTTGCATTAAAAGCTACCCGGTGTCCAGTTATTCGGCATCGCAGTATTTGGCGTTGCAGGCTGTGTGTTATACTGTGGCGGATATGTAGGCTGTACATACTGCTGAGGTGCAGACTGTGTTACGGCAGGCGATATCGTTATCACCTGCTCATCGTATGCATAAAAATACTTGATGTCATTTGTTACGCCCTCTGTGCCGTCATTCTTCACATATTTGCGGATGATAACCTGACATTTACCTTTTTTACCGATAATGCCTGTCCAATCCATACGGAGCGGTTCGCCGTGTTTTTTCATTGACACGGACAAAAAGAGCTGTGACAGCTTCCATTCAAGCGAGGAGTGCAGTACGAAATTAACTGTAATTTCTCGCTTGTCATCTGCTCCCCACACATCAAAAGTCACCTTTGCCATATTACAGGCTGGGAGCTTTCCCTTGCCCTGCGAGCGTGCACGCTCAACTTTTGCTACCGTAAAATCATAATCACCCTCGGGGAGCGGTTCATAATTTCCGCCCTCTTCGGTTATTTCGTCGTTCCATCCAAATTCTCTGTCCATTTATACATCTTCCTTTCTTATTCAAATGGTAAGTCACGGTTGCTCTGAACTACTTCAAGCACTTTATTCCAGCCCGGAATAATGCAACCGTTAATAAATCGTGGGTCGTAGTTTGTAATCGGTGTATCGTAAGGGTAGTGCCCCTGTGTAAACACCGCCTGTCTGATTTCGCTTTCGTCAACTCCGTTAGCTCTCATAAGGTCGGCAAGAGCTTTTGGTATGCCCTCAGGAATATTGACAGACTTGTCATTCTGTGGCATAGGTGCAGGCGGTACAGGCTCGGGAGCTTTGTTAATCTGCGTAGGTTGTGGTACAGGCTGTGTCGCAGGTTCTGCCTTAGGTGGCTGAGGTGTCGGATTTTGCGGAACAGGAGCGTTATTTCCAGGTGCAACATCATTAAAAATGTGGGCAATTCCTGCATAGCTAAAGTCCATTTCTTCGGGCAGTCCGTGACGGTTTTTTGCGTCCCAACACGGATGATGAAGCGTGTACATTACTCTTCCTCCGCCCTGTGCCTTGTACTTTTTGCCGTCTTTGTCAGTCGCAACTGCTACTGTTTTATAGTTTGCGAAAAGCACCATATCCGCCCATTCTTTTACAAGTGGAGAAATCTGTGAAGCAGTCTTTTTGCCGAGTTTAAGCTCCCAACGGTCATATTCACCGATTTCATCAGGCTGTGAAAACTTGCGGAGCTGTGCGTGTGCGGTGAGCACAACATTTATACCCCTGTCAATCAAATCTTCAAGGCTGTTCAAAAATCTGCCGAACTCCTCTTTTTCATAAACATAGCCGTTTCCGTAGCCGAAATCTTCAATGCCTTTCTTGCCGTACTTTGCACAGATGTCATCAATGCAAAGCTGTTCTGCCCAGTCGATTGTATCAATAACAACCGTCTTGCATACAGTCGGATTGCTTTTGATATATTCAAGCTGACTCTTTAGCATGGTCCACGATGTCGGCTTATCCATTCTCGCAACATCAAGGTTTTTTGTGCTGCCCTCCGTGTCGATAAACAGAGGATTCGGAAACTGCGAAGCAAAAGTTGATTTGCCGATACCCTCGGGACCGTAAATTACAACTTTTTGAGCCGACTTGATTTTACCTCTTGTGATGTTCATTATCTCACCCCCTGTACATCTGAAAAATTGATTTTATTGCCGTCAACATCAATGACAACATAGTCGATTGCGTAGTTGAGCAGTTCGTTTGTCAAATCCTGAATTGACTTGCCTGTCATACCTGCAATCAAAACAATTCTCGAATAGTTTTCAGGCATAATCTTGACCTTGGTATAACCGCAAGCAAGCTCTCTGTGCGGATTGCATTTGATTACACATTCATTTGTATTTGTTTTTGCTGTTGTTTTAGCTGTAGCCATAATTAAAACTCTCCTTCTGTCCAAGTCGGTGTTGTAACAGGTGCGGTTGTTTCGGACTTAATATAACCGTCCTCAATGATGATTGAACATTCATCACCGTTTGAAACTCTTGTTGCAATAGCCTGCAATCCCTCTGATTCAAGCCATTTTGCAAAGTCTTTGAGTGTGTCGGTATCCATCTGTTCGAGCTTGTCAAGCAGGACAAATCCGCATTCGGGATTGAGTTTACGAACAATTGCCGTAGCGACACGAAGCTGTTCCGAACCGCTCATGTTGTCCCACTTAAAACCGTTGTATGTAAGTTCGCCCTTTTCAACAGATAAACCGTCAAGTGGCAAGTTCGCGTTATTGAGTAAGTCATATTTAGTTTTGCGAATTTCTTCAAGCTGTGCCGTCATATCAGCATACTTGCCGTAATATTCCTTTGCGTCCTCATCAGCTTTCGCCTTATCAAGGTTTGCTCTGACTTTGCGGTTAATTTCGTCAATTTCGGTAATGTTTCTTTCAAGCTCTGCCGTGCTTTCATCGTGCAGTTCGGCAACGGTCTTTCTGCTCTGTTCAAGCTGTGCAAGCACTTTTGTAAGTTCGGAGTTGTATTTTCTCAAATCCTCGTTAAGCCTGTTGATTTCGCTCTGTAAATTGTTGGCACGGCTTTCAAGATTATCTTTTTCTGCTCTCAAACGGTTGTTTTCACCGTTGCGTGCAAGAATTTCCTGCTGTTTATTGATAAGCTCCGAGGCTGATACAGGTTCATTCGGCACGCCTTCGTATTCGGGCATTTCGGCGGCAAACTTTTTCTTTTGGTCTGCAATCTGACCGATAGCACGGCGTTCATTGTATGTCTGTGTTTCCTGCGTTTCAAGCTCGTAAACTCTGTTGCCCACACCGATGATCTGCAGAAGCGTGTCAGCCTTTTCCTTGCCTGTTGCATTCATAAACTTTGGCAGGTCAAGAGCAAAGTTACTGACAAATGCGTCAAGCAAAGCCTGTCCGCCTTTGTTGCCTGCGATGTCAATGACTTTAAGACTGCTGTTCTTACCGCTACGCTCCACAACAATACCGTTTGAGAGCTTGATTTTAAGATGTGGCGGAATCGTTGAACCCTCACGGTACGGAGCAGACGGAGCGAAACGATTACCGCCGAGAGCCCACGCAATTGCGTCAAGAACAGATGTCTTGCCCTGTCCGTTTTTACCGCCCAACACGGTAAGTCCGTTTTCGGTCGGTTCATAAGCAACCGCCTTTACTCTTTTTACATTTTCAATTTCAAAAGCTGATATTTTTACTGACATATTAAAGTCCTCCTTGACAATTCGCTTAAAATTGTCTATCATTTAATTAAGGTATTTTTCTATGCTCCGCTGTTCGGTACTGCTATACCGTCAGCGGATTTTTCTTTTTTTAACCCATAAGCGTATTCGCAAATCAGTGGGTTATATTTGCCCTTGTGATACGATTTAAAACACGCAGATCTTGAACTAATAGCATAAGTCCAATTAAGTTCCGAACAATCGCAATGCGGCAGATACCCACACATCGCCATTGCCTGTTTAAACTGGTTGTTCGTCAGATAAATGCCTGTCATACGCTCAAAGCAATGTTTAAGGGCATAACTACTTGTACACTTATTTACAGTTTTTGTAGGGGTAATACACCACTCAATCCATATTTTAGTTATAACCTGGACAGCTTCGGGTTCATCAGTCAGCAGTTCATTATCAACAAAACCGCTTGGGTGAACTGTATGAGTAATCCAACCTTTTTCATCGTCAAACACCAAAAATGGATCTTCTCTGTAGTTCATTTCTTCACCCCCACACATTCAAACCGAAGGATTCGGATTCAGGCGTTTCAAGTGCTTTGAGCTTGCGTTTTAGCTCTCGGTTTTCGTGCCTGTAACCGCTTGACGCTGTTTTTTCGAGTGCAAGGTCCGTTCTTGCGTTTCTCAGTTCAATGCTGAGATGTCTGTTCTCTGCTCTGAGGTTTTCAATATCTTTGAGCAGTTTTCTTTTTGTCGGGTAATTTCTTAACCGCATTTGTTACACTCCTTTCAACGGGTTTGAACCGAGAATATAATTGAGAAACGGTATTCTCGGAATACGGATAGATGTGCCGACTACAATTACATTGAATCCCAATTTTTCGGGTTCGTCCTTTGCCTGTTCACGCAATTTTTGCGGAGCAACTCCAATAGCCTTTGCGGCGTCCTCAGAAAGCAAATAGAAATCACTGCTATCCATAATTTCTTTGATTTTTTTGTTCATCTGAACTGTGTCCATACTTTCGCCTCCTATTTTTCGTTGGTAATTTTGTCTGAAACGATTTCGACTGATTCAACATCAGCTACGCTTCCTTTGTGTCAATAAGTTTAAGTTTTGCCATTTTCTCACCTGCTTTTCGATATTTTATTGCTTTACACGACCTTAAATGTTATGATTAACTATGAAAGGAGGCATAAATATGAATGATATTTTATCGTGGTTGACTTTAATAATATCCGCAGTTTCAACCTTATGCACTTTGGTTCTGTCTTGGATATTATTTAAAAAGGAACAGAACAAAACCTATCTGAAAGAACGATATGAATTAGTGATTTTCCCCATATTCAACCTGCTTGAAGAACATTTGTACAAAAAGGAAATTACTTCTGAAATTAAACAAGCCGTTGAAAAATGCGAAGATATTATTGCCGATAATAAACTTATCGCAGGCGGAAAACTCAGCTATGTATTTTCTCTTCCATTAGATAAAATTAACTTTCAAAGCATTTCAAAATTAGTCGACAAAGAATATGATGATTGTTGTTGTGCTTTAGGAATTCCTTTAAGACCGTTAGATAAAAAGATGTATACATACAAAACACGAAACATAAAAGTTTTAATATTAGGAATTACTAAATATTCAATGCCGTTGATTGCGGTTTTCCTATTATCAGTAATTCTAATTATACTTTTTAAATACTTCTTTCTTAACGGATAACTCCTGCTTTGATAAGCATTGCTATAATCAGCAGAAGTAAGCTAATTGCGTTGAGAATAAACACTACAAACATTAAAAACTTGTTCAATTTTCATTCTCCTTTGCCCACTTAATCAGATCCATAATTTGAGCGTCGTGCTTATCAAGGTAGCTGTCTATTGTTTTATACAAATGGGCGGCTACTATTTTTATTGCTAATACTGCTGAAACAAAAGCTGTGCAAAGCATTAGCAGTCCTAAAATTATTATTACTTCCGTCTTTCTTCACCTCCTTACGCTGTTTTCTGTGAATAAAGCAATGTGTTATTGTTTTAAACGACCTTGTATGGTAATATTAAACAAAGGAGTGGTACATATGCTTGATAAGAAATGCAGAAAGATTGTAAAATGCTGTTTAAAATATTATCCTGACGAAAGAATTATTCAAACAACAGATTTACAAAAACACCTAAATTTCAGCAAGATGGAAATACGCTATTGCTGTCAGAGATTGAATAAATTAGGTTTCTTTGATTCATTTCAAACTTCAATAGAAGACACGGTTCATTTTGTTCCGAGTTATAAATTGTTTAATTATAAAGAACACGAAAGAACGAAGATTAAAGAGTTTTTGATAAACTCCGTAGCAATACCCGTCATCGTGTCAACACTATCAAGCATACTAATAACGCTGATAACACTGATGATATCAGGGATACTGCAATAGATGTAAAAATCGGGTGTTTCATTAACCATTCAAGGATAAACACCTTATCTCACCCCCTTAGTTTTGGTTGGGTTGCATAGTCCGTTTAATGTGACTGTGATTGTGGTATTATTGATTGTGTGGGTGAGATATTACCTACTGTTCTTTTTAAGAATTTCGTTGACAACTGACTTTTCTTCATTCGTCAGTAAGTTTTCAACCGGTGTATCTGTAATTTCAGCAATTTTCTGTCTTACTGAAATTTTAGGAATAACGCCATTACGCCAGTTTCGGATGTTAGCTTTGCTCATTTCTAATTGAGAGAGTAACGAACAAAGTGTTATATTTCTTTTATCGCATATATCTGACACAATTTTGTAAAAATCCACAATTTATTACCTCCTTTTTTATTGATAATTTAGGTTGACAAATGTGCACTATACCTTTATAATTTAATCAGTTAAAAAAATTAGATTACAAAGTTGGTGCACATTCACACACCTATTTTCGTCAAGTTAATGTCCCCACATCGTCTTGACAAGTTTATTATAGTGCATAAAAGTGTACTTTGCAAGTGCATTTTTGAAATTTAAGTGCATTTATGTGAACTTCGTGAAAAGTGCACAAAAGTAGAGGTGCATTTTTGTGTTCTTTGATTTATTGGATTCAATATGTAAAGAGAACGGTACAACGGTTACTGCGGTTTTGGTTGCAGTTGGTTTGAGTAAAGGTTCTATACGCAATTGGAAAAACGGTGTTTTACCTAAATACCAAACTCGCCTTAAAATAGCCAATTATCTCGGTGTTCCTGTTGAAAGGCTTATGACTGAGCAGGAAATCGAAGAAGAAAAGAAACAGCATGAACAGATTGAAAAGTTAGTTGAAGATGTTGCAAGAAAGGTTTCTTCCCCTCTTCCGAAAGCAAATTTTGATGAACTTTCGTATGCTGCTTATCAAGAAATGGAAGGAGAAAGCGAAGATTTTAAAAACGATATACTTAGCTATATCAAATTTAAGAAATCTCAAAAAGGAAATGATTGAATGACTTTAGAGGATATTTATTTTGAATGTGAACAAAAAGGGATAACTGTTGAATATTTTAAAACTGACAAAGCAAAAGCATTTTCTTTTCCTTATGAAAATGGAATTGTAGTTCTTGACAAAAGCAAAATTGAAACCACAACTGAGGAAGCGGTTTTGCTTGCTCACGAAGAAGTTCACATAGATTTAGGTGCTTTTTATTTATTCACAACTCCATTAACCGTAAAAGGGAAAATGGAACAAAAAGTAAAGAAACACACAATAAAAAAGCTCATCCCTTTGGATGAGCTGAAAGAAGCGGTTCACAACGGTATAACAGAGCCGTGGGAACTTGCCGAATATTTTAATGTCACAAATAAATTTATGATTGAAGCAATGGAATTTTACAGAGATAATTTATTGATGTGATAATAAAGAAAGACCACCCACAGCTGGCACTATGAGCGGTCAAAAAAGTAGCTGGAAAGTTATCACTCTCCATAAATATTATATATAATATTCAAAT